ACGAGACCGTCGGCCCTCAGCCGGTCGTCGAGGTGGTGGGTCATGCCGACGCCGGTGATGGCGGGCAGGATGACGGGCAGTTGACGTTCGGGCCGGCGTTTCGCATGAGGCCGGCGCAACCCGGTGTGTGTGGCGTCGTCAGCCGGTGCCGGCGTCCCGGATGAACCGGCCGCTGACGCGGTGTCGTTGGCGTTTGTCGTGGCCGACGTGCCCACGATGGTGACCGTGCCGCTTGCGGTGGCAGTGTCGTCGGCGTTCGTGGTGGCCGAGGTACCGGTGACGGTTGCGGCGCTGACCGTGCCACTTGCCGACAGGCTGTCGTTGGCGTTGGTCGTCGAGCTGGTGCCGACAATGGTGACCGTGCCGCTTGCGACGGCGGTGTCATTGGCGTTTGTTGTTGAGCTGGTGCCGGTGACGGAGGATGGTGCTGCGCCGCCGAACAGGAGTAGCAGCGACATCAGCTATCTCCTGACTAAGGGCAGCCTCACGTTGGCGGAGATGTCCGAGAGGCGAGGCTGTTCACGCTGCGAGACCGTCAGGCCGGAGGATGTGCCGTCTGTTCGAGCGATTGTTGTAGCAGCCGTTGCCGACAACTGTTGACGGACGTAGGTGGCTGCGTGCCGGTTTGCCCAGATGATCCAGTCGGCGGCGGTGGCGCCGTCTCTTGGGTAGTGGCCGGGATGTTGACCAAGCCACAGCGGCAGCACGTACGACTGCTCGATGAGTAGCGCTTCGTCGGTGGCGATCGTCCCGGCGGATGCGATCGGCAGCGCAGCGTTGACGCCGGAGGTGCATTGGATCAACGTGACCATCCCGATGTCGCCTTGAAATGCGGCGGTGCCTCCGCTGGCAATGTGGTTGCCGAGCGCTTGGTTCACGGATGTAGACAACGCCCCGGCTGGAGCGGTGTTCTGGACGATCGTCATGGGTGTCGGTGCGATTGACTCGGTCCCGAGCCAGACACGCCAAGCAATGGTCGGGCCGGTCACGATTGAGACGAGTGCGGCCATGAAGTGCCATTGGTTGACCGTGACACCGGACGGGAACACGGTCGAGTCGGCGGTGGCGGTCCACGATCCGGCGGTGGTCGCTGTCGCCGATGACAGCTGCAAGGTGGAAGTCGTGGAACCGACCCGCACGCCGTAGTTGGCGGTGGCCGAGTTGGCGCCCATTGAACACCAGTAGCGGCCTGCGGTCAGCGTTGTTGGGTAGAACCAGCCGGCGATGAATCCGGCCTGACCGGTGGCCCCAAACGAGGTTCCCACGATGCTTGCGGTATCGCTGGTGGCTGCGCCGAAGGTGAGCGGCATGGCTCAGTACCGTTCGACGTAGGTGATCAACTGCAGGTCGGTGGCGGCGACGAAGGTGCCGTTGGCCGAACGGGTGATCAGGCCGGCATACAGCGCCGATCCGCCCGAGGTCATGAACGGGATCGAGATGTTCTGTGCCTGGGCGACACGGTTGTTGCCGATGTCGTAGGCGCCAGCCAGTTGCACGATGCCGACCACCTTGAGGGCGTCGGCGTCACTGATGGCGTAGGCAGCGTTGTCGGCTGCCAGTGTGATCGCCGAATCGGTGAACACGACGTCGACTGCGCCGATCTTGTCGCCTGCGTCGATGAGTGTGACGCCGACGATCGCACCACCGCTCATCGAACCTCGAGCTGCGCCGGTGATGATGAACTGGGTGCCGAGCTGGTCGCCGGCCGTATAGTTGGTGGTGGCGGTGGTCAGCGAACCGGATGCGACCGAGATGCGTTGCAGGTCACGGCGGGCAACGGTGTGCAGGTCGCCATACGACGACACCGACAATGCGCTGTAGTCGCCGTCGGTGTTGCTGCCGGTGAAGTGGTTGCGGACGCCGAGCATCATGACGCCGGCGTGGCCGTCGACGTGCGGCTGGTCCTCCTGCTGGAATCCGGCAACACCGGTGCCGAGCGTGTTCGTGAAGTACGGCTCGACACGCAGGCCGCCGGTCGCGGTGACGGTACCGACCGCTGTGGCGGTGGCCGGGTCGCCGATGACCACGACTTGACGGTGCTCATCGACGCCGGCGCCGACGGTTCGAGTGTCGATCTTGGTGCCCGACCCGGCGGTGATCGGGACGTCGCTGTCGGCCATCAGCCGTTGCCCTCGGTGATGGCGAACGAGGTGATGGAGATCGGCTGGCCGGACACGATCGTTAGGGTCGACAGGTTGAGGTCGGAGCCGGAGGTGCCGCAGTCGCCGTCAAGGATGGTGGTGCCGCCGGAGCTGACGATGCGGAACCAGTTGGCGGTGCCGCCGGTGATGGCGTTGGCGCCGGTGATCGAGTTCAGCGTGAGTAGGCCACCGGTGGCCGATGGTGCGAACGTGGCGTTGCAGGTCAGTTCGGCCAGTTTCACTTGGGTGCTGACGGCGGTGTTGGCGTTCCCGGGGCGACCTGGTGCGGTGTTGTCGTAGATCCGCAGCAGCGCCGATCCGCCGGCGTTGGTCGTGATCGTGTCCAACATTTGGTTGCGGATGGTGGTCGTGTACTTGATCACGAGATGACCTCGTCAATGATGGTGGCGATGCGGCCCAGCTCGTCGCGTTCGACGCTGCGCTTGGTGATCTTCGGGCCCGGCTGTTCAATGATCTCCGGTTCGGGCGAGCGGTCAATGAACACCTCGGGCGCCACATGCACCTGCGGCGCCTCCTGGCGGATCGTCACGTTCGGTGCCGGCTGCTCGGGGATGTGCACGTCGATCGGCGAGTTCACGTGCACCTGCGGCGCCTCGAAGCGTTGCTCGGGCATGTTGACGTTCACGTTCACCGGCGGTTGCGAGTTCAGCTGTGCCGGCGGTGTGTCGAGCGGTGCAGGGCCGATCACTGGTGCGTCGACCGGGTTGAGGTCCTCGAAGTCGCGCATCTCGGCGGTCAGCAGCACGGGAGGCTGGCCGTAGGCGACGGCGGCGGCGTTGATGTCCGACGCCGTCTTGTAGATGTTCCAGCGGGTTGACGAGTCACCGCGCAGGAGGCCGTCGACGTTGAACTTCATGTAGCGCGGCTGAGGGAGCAGCGCCGAGATCGCCTTCTCGATGCGGATCATCCACGGCAGGAAGGTCACCTGCACGCGACGGATGTTGCGCTGTTCGAGGTTGGCGTACGTGAGCGACGTGCCGGCGACGGGGATGCCAAGGTCGGCGGGATCGACGAGGAACACCTGGCCGGCCACCTCGGCAGCCGTCCACTGGCGCAACTGCAGGAACTGGGCCTGCTCGTTGGTGACGCCGGTCGGCCGCCAAGTGGCGCCGTCCTCGAGGACCCCGGGAAGGCCACGGTTGCGTTTCTGACGGGCCCGACGCCACGCCTGCGCCATCGCGGTCATCTGATCCGGCTGGGCACGCTTGGGGATCTCGATGACGCCCGGCATGTTGTTGAAGTTGGCAAACTGGTCGGCGCCGAACTCGAGCGCATTGAGACCGAGGCCGATCGACTGGCGGGCGTACTCCAACGGCGACAGGCCGACGTCGAAACCGGGCAGCATCATCCCCTTGATGTGGACGATCTGGCCGGGATAGACGGCGCCGTTGATCCGGTAGGTCTTCATGCCCCGGTCACGGAACACCTGCACCGACTGAGGGTCCACGGTCGGGATCTCGACGATCTGGCCGGTGGTGTTGCGCTGCACGAGGATGTAGGCGTTGCCGTGCAAGAGCAGCGATGTGATGACCTGCGTGCACCATGCGGTGAAGTCGAGGTCGATCGTCGGTTCCTTGAGCCATGCCGGCGGTTCGACCTCGATCTGCTGCCCGCTGGAGTCCTTGCGGTACGTGTCGATCGGCAGGGTGGCGATCGAGTCGGCGATGAGCCGTACGCAACCGGCGACGGCGAGCAGCTGCAGCGCCGACAATTCGGTCACGGTTGCGCCGGTGACGGTGATGTTGTCGCCGGGCCATTCGCCCCACGTGGTCGCCTGGGCGCGTTCTTCGACGGGCTGGTTGCTGAACAGGGAGCGCAACATCAGTCACGCTCCGCTGCGATACCGACGAACACGGCGACCAGTCCGACGGCGGCGATGACGGCCGGGATGGAGATGAGTGCGCCGGCGAGGATGACCAGTGCGAGACCGCTGAGTTGGAGGATGGTTCCCATGGCGGTCCTTTCAGTCGTCAAGGAAGTCGGCAAGATCAACGAACCCGCCCTGGTACTGGTCGGTCTGGGTGTCGCGGATCGGGATCGTGGCGAGCACGGATGCGAGCAGCGGTGTGATGTCGACCGGTGATTGCCGTGCCGAGAACACCCACGATTCGCCGAAGGTGCGGATCTCGACGCCGGCCACGGCTGCGCTGAGTCGTTCCTGTCCGAGGTGGCGGATGCGTTCGTTGAGCACGTCGTCCTGAAATGCGACGCAGGCACGGGCGAAGTCGGTGAACGACACCTTGAGCAGTTCCACGCCGGCTTCCTCGAGGCGGTCGATCACACCGGATGACGGCGACTTCGGGTCGACGACGATCGGTTTGCCGGTATCGGCGAACGCTCGTTGGCAGGCTTCGACGATCCAGCCGGTGCCTTGTTCGTGTCGTGCGACCTCGACGTGGACGAGTCCGTCCGGCCGGCGGGCGGCGTAGCCGAGTGCGGCGGCGGTGGAGCCGGGCGCCACCGACAAGGCGGCGATGCCGCCTTCGGCTCGCGAGTGCTGGTCCTGGCAAGCACGCCACTTCGGCATCGGGAGCACCGAGGCGGTGTCGCTGGTGGTGATCACGCCGAGGCGTTCCCGGAGGAACTCGTCGGGAAACGACTGCATCGCTTCGAGTTCGGCTTCGATGAAGCGTTCGTCGATGCGGATGCCGAGCGCCGGGTTGGCCCGGCACCAGGCGTCGCGATCGTTGATGTCGACGCCTTCGAGGTTGCCCCATTCGGCGTAGAACAGTCGTTCCGAGCCGCCGGCTCGGCCTCGTTGGACGAGGTCGTAGAGCACCGCCTGCGATGCCTTGGGCGCCGACGACGTGTAGATCATCTGCGGATTCGGCACCGCCGACATCGTCGGCAACAGGGCACCCATGATCGGTGCGGTCAGGGCGAACGCCTCGTCGAGGTAGACGGCGTCACCGGACATGCCTCGACCGGAACCGGACGATCGGGCGATGAACCGGAGCCGTTCGCCGGTCTTCAACTCGACCGATTGTTCGCCGGCGCCGCGTCGGATGCGTTGCACCTGCTGGTCGAGTTCGGGTGTCGACTCGATCAGCTGGGTGATCCGCAGGAAATGCTCAAAGGCGGTGCGGAACTCGTGCGCCGAATGGATCGCCAGTTGCTCGCCGCCGAGGAACAGACCAAACAGTTGACGGGCCTCGAGCAGGCCGCCCTTCCCGTTCTGGCGTGGGACGACAATGGCGCATTCGAACGCCGACCAGCGGCCGGTCTGATCGACCTGCAACATCTCCGACAGGCACCAGCGCTGCCATTCGTCCAGACGAAGCCCGGCAAGTGCAGCCAGGTCGGCGGCTTCGTCACCCGCGCTTCCGTGTCTGGCGCTTGGCAGGTTCAGGAATGCCGGCCGCTGCGAGCCGATCCTTGCGACGGTTTGCAAGCTCATCGAGCGCCGACACCTTCTCTGGATTGCCGAGCTCCGCCAGCTCGGCCAGAACCTTGACGAGCTGGCCGGCGAGTTGCGCGCTCACAGCAGCGGGTGCGTCGTCCATGTCTCGAGCGAGTTTGTCCCTGATCGCCTCCAGCGTCTTGCGGCGGTCGCCACCGGCAGCTGCATCAGCGATCATCACAGGCCTTCCTGAGGGCATACAGCGGGTTATGCATGGTCATGCATGGCGTGAAGCGATCCCCCGGCCGTCTCGCAAGTATGCAGAG